GTCCTGTAGCTCTTGTTGTAGCTGTTCTATTCTCTACAAACATTACATCTCCTTCGTGATGCAGAATTGCAGAATCATTTATTGCCGTAAGATCTACACCTGCAACTGAAGTACCTTGATCGCGGATGTTATCTGTTGATGCGTTAAACGTACCAAATCCGGTAGTTTCGTTTTGCACATAGTATATAATACCATTTGTTGCATCATATTCTACAACCATTGCTTTTGCACCTGTCACTGTACCTTCAATCATTTGATCTGCTGGGAATGTATCACCAGTAGCAACTGTCAAGCTCTTACATGTATTATACGCACTTGCTTCTGCAACTGCAGCAATTGTGCCTGTACCAGTTGATGCAGTAGCAATGGCTTTAAATACCTCACCGACAACTGGGTTAGCAGATGCGCCAGCAGTTGCCCAATGTGCATCAGTAGAGTTACCCATTGTTAAAATCTTATAAAATCTACCTACAACCATTGAATTAGCAGTTGAAATTGCTACTGATGCAGTTGATCCACTCTTAATCGGATTCTTTACAACTCCTATTTGTCTAAAGTCGTTTGAATCAGGAATTGAACCAGACTCATCACCAGTAAATACAGTATTGATTGTAACATAATGTGCTCTTAAATCATTTGTAGGATCTGCTCCAAATCCGCCAACTGGTCCAATGACTGGTCTGATTGCACCGTTTGAACCTGAACCACCAGTTACTGTTACAGTAGCGTGAGTATATCCTGAACCAACAGCGGTCATTGTAATACCTGTGATAGCACCACCAGATACTGTTGCTGTAGCCGTAGCACCTGTACCATCACCAACAATTGCTAATGTAGGTGCTGAAGTATATCCAGTTCCTGCTGTTGTAATCTTCATATTATAGATTGCACCATCAACAGCATTACCTTGTACTGACCATTGATTAGTCAATGCAGTATCAGATCCACCTGCTGGTGCTTCTTTAATATGTCTTACTGGTATAAATGATGTTGTTAAGAATTTAGTTACATCAGCTGTTGGGATTGTATACATGTATTTCCATATATAACCATCTGATCCACTATGATTAATAACACCAGATGTTTGAACACCTGTCGTATCCGGGTTAGTAGTAGAAGCTCCGCTTCCTGCCTTTAAGCACATATACACATTGTTATTTGCTGAAATAACAAAATATGCTTTGCTTTCTATATTTGTATCTTGATCATCATACTCTACATATGTAGTACCAGAAACCCATAGATTTCTTGGTGCGCAATGAATAATGTCTGCAGCATCTACTCTCTTCATGGCGAACAGGTTTTCCCATAAAGTGTGTGATGTATAGTCATTTTCATATGGGGTTGCCGGAACAGTATCATCTGCCCATGCGTTTGGCCGTCCCAGGGCCATGTAGAATTGATTATCACTTAGACTATTAACGAACTTATTCGTTGTATCCAGTCTGAATTTACTTGTGATTATTGCTGCCATTTTATTTCCTCTTTTATGTTATAACGAGTGAGTTGTTTCCACCCATACCGAATTGTGTACTTATATTGTTATTTATACTATCTTGCAGTGTCCAATGAGCGAAATCTGAGTTTGGACCTAAATATCTAAACTTCATATTATCCCAATGGTTTTGCATACCTATAATGCTGAGTTCTGAACTTCCTCGTGCAAAATGCGTATACGATTTCTCTAATACGTGACTATTAAATTGTGCTGGTCCAACTTGGAATGCACCTATGTTAAAGTTAATTGCTCCAGCTGGGTCTAGCCAACCATACTGCGCTTGTGTGTTCGATGATGTAAGTAGCTTCACTAAGATAACAATCTCACCAAAGAACTTAAATCCGGCTGGATGTACTAATCTTGTAAATGAATTTTTCCAATCAGCAATGTTCTTACCAGTCTTTAGAACATACGAGAACTGTTGATAATAATAAGAGTCTTGTATATATTTTTTATCTGATAAGAATCCATCATTATTTGTAAACAAACCCTTTGGATATGTTCTTACAACATCGCCGTTTGATAATGCATTTGTAAAATTTAATCTATATAAGGTTTTATCTCCACCAAACCCACCAACTTGTGAATATACCTCTTCAGTATAATCTGTGCCTGGAGTTTTATAATCGTTATTAACAAATACCACATCATCATCAAGTAATAAGTTATTACCTTCATCATTGCTTCCACTTACTACAGTAGGTGTGCCTGATATTGTAATTGTATTCGTAGGTGTAAATTGAGTTCTATCAGCCTGAATAGCAGCTGCTTGATCAGTCCACTGTCCATTAGATGGTGTAAGCATATCTACATATGGGAAATATGTTTCTACATCATCATCATAAATCATTCTAAAGAACGATGTAATAGATTCAGGTGTACCACGTGACTTATAGAATTCAACAAGTCTCTTATAGAACATCCTTGGATTTGTGGCAAAGTCTCTTGGTATTGCAATACCGATTTCATTCTGTAACTCAGTAAGTAGATTCTCTTCTACGTGATCGATATCTCTTTGTATGTCTAATGAGTTAAGATAGAATCCAGATTTATTCTGACGCTCTAAATATAATGCATATGTTTTAAGAAAATTAACTAGGTCAGGATATGTAGATTCTACATGATCAGGTACTAGTTCATCTATGTATGATGATATATTATATTTTCCAAGTGTTGCCATTAGTTACTTACCGTTGTATAATCGATGCCAGCCGTTGTACCGCCAGTTTCCATTGTATCTACTTCACCTGAAATTACTGCAGTTGATGTATTTATCGTTAATAATTCATTCCTTGTTGGTGATACATCAGATGATGCTGGTTTAACCGTCACGTCGATTGTAGTTGAACCAGTAGGTAATGCGGTTGGATTAAATGCATTAAGAGTTACTGTTCCAGCCTCCTCATTTACATCACCAACATTTGCACTTTGCACTAAATTATCTGTATCTACAATTTGAATAATTCGTGTATCACTTGAACTATCATAATAATCTTTAAGTCTACAGTCAATGCTATTAAATGTAAACACAGTTGATGTCACATAAGAACCTGTAGATGATGTAGTAGCATCGATATCAGTTAACGCTTGATTAAACTTAAGTGTGTATTTGGTTGCTGTACCAAGAACTGGTGTAATTTTCTTTGTCATTTTCACACGAGTGATATTAGACACGATAGCAACATTTGTATCATCAATCTTTTTACCAACATTTGAATCTCTGTAAACACCATTAAAGCTCTTGAGTGTATCGTCGTTATATGCCACGAGTGTATTCCTTATTGAAGTTGCAAGACCAGATGCAGTTACTGTAGCTTTGTTAGGATTAAACTTAAAGAAAACTTCTAAATCAATGTATGTATATTCAGGGTCAACAAGTACTGGTGTGATACTTACAACATTCTTTGGTTTAAGAATCTGATTCTTAATTGTTGTTTTTTGCTCATCGGTTAATACTTCAGCTGATAATGGTTTAATCGATACATAAACCTTACCATAATCTGGTACATCATTATCTTCTCCACCCCATACAGCAACAGCTTCTAAATCAGCGAATTCACTTTTGATAATAGCTTTATAGTCATCAGGTGTTACAGCCCTGTTTTGTGATATGTGAGCAAGAGGTGCATTAAACTTAATTGCTTCTAGTGATTCTCTTGAAGCACCACCAGTAGCTCTAGTAACAAGCGTGATTGTTTCATCACTATTACCATTAAGTGAATCAGTCATAGTAAATGTAGTAGCTCCATTTACATGAGTACCTGATGGAATTGATGCATATTCTACAGTAATTGTATTACCATTGCCTGGTCTCTTACCGATAATATTATCACCAAACTTAATTTCATAGTATCCATCTCTTCCTTCTTCTAAGAAATATACTTCTGATGTGCCATCTAATGTAACCATGTTTGTATTTAAAGCATAAACTTTAGATGCATCTGTTGCACCTGAATCTATTACATTAACTTTAATCGAAGCAGTATTTACATTATTAACAGGAATAATATATGATTCAAATGTATTATTCTGATATGTGTAAGTTATAGATGATAATGTACCTTGTTCTATTTTAATATTAGAGAACTTCCATCCGTTTGTTGCATCATAGTTAATTGTTGTAGTGTCTGAAGCAAACATGGGGTAATTAACCCCATCGATAGTAGTATTAAACGCTGTGCCTCTTGCCATAGTTAATGGCAATGCTGTATTAGTGCCATCATGATTCCACAATGGTGTAGCATTTCCCTTTGCCATAGTCATATCAATATAAGCAACAGATGGAGAAATAGATCTTGGTGTATAACCTAATAGTTTGGCATGTGATACAACAGAAGATCTTAGTTGAGATGTATCAAGAAATGTTTCATTCAAAGCAAAGTTAGCATTCATTGAATTCACGTGAGTAACATATGATAGCACATCAATGATTGTATTCATTGCAGAGCCTTCATAGTTATAGTCACTGAAGGTAGTATCTGTTGCCTTCATGTATGCGATTAAGTTAGATTTTAATTGATCAAAATCTAATTCACTTGCTGATATTCTGCGTTCTATTGCCATTATCGTAATCTCTCTATTGTGGTTGAAATATCTAATACTTCATTACTAGATAAAACTCTTCCGGTTACTGTTATTAATACTTCGTTTTCATCGGCTCTTGCCTGTATATTAGTATTAAGTACTTCTATTCTCGGCTCATGGTTTCTTAAAGAATTGTTAACAGACGTTGCCATTTGTGCTGCTGTTATATTTGTCATATTCTCAAATAGATATGATCTTAAGTTTGCGCCAAAAAAATAATTAAATGGGCGTTCGCCATGATTCGTACGAAGTATATTTAATACGCTTTGCTTTACAGCTTCGTTGTTTTTCTTTATTGCAACGTCATTTGTATTAGGATTTTCCTTAAAAGTAAAATCTGCATCTTTATACGTTTCTTGTCGTGCTATCTGTGCCATATATCTTATTTATACCTAAGTGAGTGGATCAGAAGGATTAATTCCAGCATGTGTATGCGTATGTCCATCAATTAATTGTGTAGTGCTTGTATGAGTTGTACCAGTCACAACAACGTTCTTCGCTACAGTTAAATTTTCAGTGATGTCTACATTACCAGCCAATGTTATCTTCTTAGTTGTATCAGTTGTCGTTACTGTTATATCTCCTTCTGTAGATGTAGTAGTTATATTTCCAGTAGTTGATACCGCATCAATATTACCAGCAACTGCAGTATTCATATTACCTGCTACAGCAACATCAGCATTACCACTTACTATAATACGTACATCACCGTATACTTCAAGTGTGTCATGACCTACAACTAATCGATAATTGTCTCTTACTATTCTTTCTGTTTTAGAACCATTAGCAGCTATCTCATATTGAGTGCCGCTCTTATGTCTCTCCGTTATTCGTTCTACACCTGGAGTGTCATCATATTCTTTGACATGACCACTCTCTGTTTCCATAACATTATTGTATGGATATTCTGGTGCATATGTACTTGGTGGTTGATATGATCCAATCTCTTCATCTGCATTAGGATCAGCTTCAGCTCTTACTCTTACATTATTATCTTCTGTTCCATCAGTTTTTGTAGGCAAAGTTCCCAAGACTAAAAATTCTTGCATAGCTCTATCCATGCACACACCTGCTACTAATGTACCAACCAATAAGTTTACTGATGAACCTACACCGCTTTTAGCTGGAGTATTTCCTGGCATCATAACCATACTCCACGCAAGATCTACAGAGTCTATATTGTCATGAAGTCCATATACATTAACCTTTACCCTACCTAACTTTTCAGGATCATTAATATCAACAACTGTTCCAAATTTTATTTGATTATACATTATTCTCTCACTAGTCCTAACGATTGATGGTAACTATATTCTCCGCCTTTTTGTGTAAAGTCATGTTGTATATGTTTAACTAGCCATTTGCCATCGTGTCGACGAGTACCTTGTTCTACATTACTACTTAGTTTACATTCAACAGTCATTCCAACTCCTAAACCAGGCAAGGCTGACATAGCAGATACATTCATCATAGTATTAAATGCTCGTACTGTAGTGTTAATAATTGTGCCCGATGCCACATCACCTCTATTAGCTAATACGCTTTTTACATTCTCATCATATAATTTACCGCTTAGCTTAAATTTTGTTTTAGGTACCGATGTTACTTCTTTTGTAGTATTCTCTATCTTCTGTGTTTCATCTAAATTAATTTCATTAATTGCTTCACCAAATAATCCATCTTCTATTTTTTGAACAAAATCCATACTGTATTCTTTCATTAAGAAATCTTCTGCTGTTCCTAAAACTGCCATAGGATTTATTTGAACTTCTCTCATATCCGATATACCTTGCTTAATAGAAACCGGTGTTCCTTGATTATCAATAAATGCATTATTAACCATATCATGTAAAGAAGTTAACCTTATAGTATTTTCATCAACTAATCTTTCATACATAAATAACCCAGACTGATCTATGCAATATGCATTTGCTACAAGTGTTTTAAAACAATCTTTTGCAGGAATGTTTGGTGCAATATATCTGCCGCTAGTTGCTGTTTTTGAATCAACAGCCATTTTATTTTCTGAAGCACTTACATCTGCAAATATTTTAGCAATAATTTCAGCCGATGTTCCATTATATACTGAATTTACGGTATTAGCAAAGTTAGGTACATGTATAGATTTTAAATGGATAGTGTAATTCTTTTTTTCTGTATTTAATTTCATATCAGTTATTCCATCCATATAAAAGCTTGCTGTATATTCTTGCTTTAAATATGAAAAACTGATATCAACAGGAGCTAATTCTGTACCTATAAAATTATCAAAGAAGTTAGTTGAATCCTGAACAGCAATCTGTCCTTGCATCATACCGAATATACTTTCATATAAAGTTAATCCATTAACAAATCCGCTAATATCTATTTTACGTACTTCAATTTTTATACTATCTAGATTAAGCATTTTGCATTACTTTAATAAACTGTGTAGATACCGCTGTCATGTGTTCAGGCTTAATTACTTTAAGTTGCCTGTTTTGTTCAGTTACAGCCGACTCATAATCGATGTATGTATATGCGGTAGTTCCAGCATTTCGACGTTTTACCCATTCTCCACTAGAATCATCAACATGATGATGAGGCGCATAAGCTTGACTCTTAATAAATTCACAAGCAACTGAGTCAGAAGAATTACCGCCTTGTAGGGTTTCACCAGCTTCAACAAAAGTACCACTTGTTTTTTCAATAACAAGATATCCCATATTAACATGAATCTCTTTTATAATTCCTGTTGCACTACTCACACTACCGGTAACTGTTTCACCTAAAATAAATTTATCTACTAATGTTTCATTAGTATCTGCAGCTAAGTATTGATATTTGTTAATACAGTATTCTACAAGCTGACCTGAGCTCATTGGCCAGTCATCCCATATATTTTTTATTTGTGGATTAAGTAATAAGAATGTCCAATGGAAGTCATCAGTACCGTATAAACGTTGGCTTAAATGATCTGGTCTTTCGCCGTCTATAACTTCTACTGTTTCGTAATAACCTATATTATTAATTAATGCATCCGAAACCTTTGCTTTAGCTGTCAGATTTTTCATTAAGTCTAAATTGCCAGATGCATCTATATCTATTGGAACACTTGCTATATTTTTAAAATACATATTTAATACCCTGCCTTGACATCATCTCTATATAATGGACTAAGTTCTTTGAGTGTTACAGTTAATCCAATTTCTACTGGTGAATTATTCTTTCTAAAGAATGAAGAATTATTTGGATTATATGTAACACCAACATTCTCTACAACAACAGGAGGTAATTGAATCATGTCTTTTGAACCATGGAATGATACTATACAGTGGTCAGGAACTGTGATTGTAACC